CTCCAACGGCTTTCTAATAGTTCTTGTGACATTTTATATAATCTCCAAATTGCAACTTAGATTAAAGCCCCGCCAACTTTTTAATGCTGATGATGTTGTCGTCTTGTGCAACTTCAGCTTTTGTTGTAACGGTTTTATCGCCAGTAACTGCTTTCTTAGATTCGGTTAGTGTAGACTTTTCAGACTTTGTAACCTTACCTTCAGCTAGCACTGCTGGCAAATACTTTTCAAATGCAGACTGTAAGCGACTGGTCTGCACATTTTCTAGAAGGCTCTTCATAACACCTGCTTTACTTTCGTTTAGCGGAGTTAATAGTTCTTCCATAATACGAGCACGTTCATTAGATTCTTTAATTAAACGTACTTCGCGGTCCTTTGATTCAACAAGTGTCTTAGCACGAGTTGTCATTTCAACGGCTTCAGCTAACTTCTTGTCTTTTTCTACAATAATGTCGTGTAGCTTGCGGATTTCAGCATTCTCATTTAAGTGAGTTGTACCAAATTCAGCAGCAAACGCTTCAAAAATACGACGACCAAAGTTGTTCTCACGAGCAACTTTAATGTCTTCGTGTAGAGCAGACAATTCAGTTGATAGATGCTTGGCCACTACGCCCTTAACCTTAGCAGCAGATTCGGCAACGAAATTCTTCTTCAGATTTTCTAGCTTTTCTTTAGCTTCAGCAACTAGACGTACTTTAGACTCAACTAGATCACGCTTGTCTTGTGCGAATTCATTGATTTCCTTAGCTAGAGCCTTCATTACAAAGTTTTCTAGTTTTGAAAAACCTTCTGATTGTATTGCACGATCTTTACGTAATTCGCTAATTTCTTCAGCTAACTTAGTAACCATAAAGTCGTTAAACTTACCTGCACTTTCAGTCATTTTGCTTTGGAACTTAACGCGATCTTCTGCTAGAGCAGCTTTTTCTTCTGCTAGAGCTTCAATCTCACTAGTTAGGCCTTCGGATACCATGCGATCTAATGCTTCAACCATTACGCTTTTATCGTGTTCGTAACGTTGTGCGAACTCTTCGCGTAGCTCTGCACGGACTTCTTCGCGAGCTTCGTTAATCTTCTGTTCCCAAGCCTCGTTGAGTTCAGTGCCAACTTCTTCGCTAATTAGGCCGCTTTCAAGCAATGGTTTAATTGCATCAAGCATTTCGTAGTCTCCTAACGTAATTTGAGGTCTTGAATTAATTTCTTAACCTCTTCTTTTAAATACTTCTGTACTTTATTGTCAACACCTGCTTCCTTTGCCATTTCATGCAATCTATGACCATTCTTCATGTTCATCAATCCTTCATAAATTGCAGTTGGATATGCATTAGGAGCACTTGGTTGAGCAACAACGTCTACGGTAACGATTTCAAAGTCACTAACGTGACCATTACCTTCGTTAACGTTACCGCTACCACGCGATGAAACTCCTAGTTTAACTCCGCTTTCCAGCATTGTTGTTACTAGTTGACCCATCGGTGTTGGTAAGATTTTCATTTTACCATAACCATTAGGACCGTCCATCCACATTTCAGTAATCATGTGGCTTACACGATCCAGGTTAATCTTCAAGTCATCTGGGTGATCTACTTCACCAAGCACACTGTATCCACCTGTGATTTGTTCATTTAAGGTTGAAACAGCCTTTTCAATTTCATTTACTGGATACACACGTTGATTGGCGTTCTTTACACCACCCTGGATGCAAATACCTTTCATGTAAAGGTTCTTAGAAGAGCCTTCTCCGCTGCTTTCAACAACAATCTTAGCAGCATCAAAGGTTAGATTCTCTTTTAAGTATGCCATACCTTTCGGTGTCCTTATAGTGTGCTCTTAGCGTTTGTGCCAGATTCTTCGCCTTTGACCTTAGCCTTAGGAGCAGCACTTGGCTTTTGTGTAGATTGTGCAGGAGTGTTACCAACCTTGCCAATTAAATCTTTAGCAGTTGGAGCAGCACGGCCGCTTTCTTCACCTACATTTTGTTGTGGTTTAGCTTCTGCACCTTTAGCGCCTGCATTAGCAGCTACAGATGACTTCTTGTTTACAGAGCCTTCTTCGCTTTTAACTGGAGCAGGAGCAGCTTTTAGAGCAACACCTTCTTCTAATGCTTTGGCATCTTCGTCTTCGTCTTCGGAAACTTCTTCTTCAGATTCAAACATGCCTTCTTCCATGTCGCCTTCTTCGGCGCCAAACATATCAGCATGTTCTGGCTCTTCAGCTTCGTCAGCCATTAGAGCTTCAAATTCTGCCATTAGTTCGTCTAGCTTGTCTTCTAGGTCAACAACACGGTCTTCTAAATCTTCTTCGCCTTCTTCTTCGGCGTCAACTTCTAATTCGCCTTCGCCTTCGCCTTCTTCGTCGCCCATGTCCATGTCCATGTCCATTTCGTCTTCTTCGGCTTCAGCAACACCTTCTTCATCAGCTTCGATATCGTCGATTAGATCATCAACTTCGTCTTCTTCTGACATTAGGTTTTCGTAAATTTCACGAGACTTTTCAACAACGATTTCGTGGAAAAGATCTTGTGCTTTTGAGTCTTCATCATTGATCACGTATTCGATCAATTTTTCAAATTTGTTCATAAGTTAATCTCCAATAAAGTATGGCTTTATGTGTAATGTATTTACAATGACTTACAAAAATATGTGTATATTACCGCCAAAAAGGCGGAAAAAGGTAGAAAAAGTCAGATTTCACCGCAAGATATAGTAAATTCTGCTTACATCGGTGGCTGCATTGCTTCTGCAGGAGCAGCGTATTGTTTTTGAATCTTCTTTAATTTTTCTCGATATTCAACGTTTCTTACGTCAAGCATCTTACGTAATTTGTTAATTTGTTTTAGTGTTAAACGAGTTTTACGTGTAGCCTCGTCGTCAAGCTGAGTATTATCATCTTGAACGTCCTGATATCCCGGTACTGCTTGATCAAACATTTCTAACAAATTCATAATACTATTTAACCTTTATACGCCCGGAGGTGGTGCGCCTGCTCCGCCAGTTGGGCCAGTGCTTGGCATTGGCGGTACTTCACCAGCACCTGCTTCGGCACCTTCTTCACCTTCCGGCGGTGCTTCCATGCCTTCTAGACCAGCTAAATCACTTTCAAATCCGCCAGGCATGATGCCTACCGAACGTAAGTCCGCACCTTCTGGGCTCATGTCTTCGTTTGAGCCTTGCTCTTCGTTCCATAATTCTTCATTACGAACGATTTCTTCTTCAGTTAAGCCTAGGAAACGTTCTAGCAAGAAACGCTTGCTCATATAAGGCAGTTGTTCTAGTCCTTGGAATGTACCAACACGTGCCGAATCCATCTCTGCTTGACGGAATGTAGCAAAGTTTTGCGGAGAGTTGAACTTTAAATCAAACAAACCTGAGTCAATGTTAAAGCCTCTCCAGCGTAAAAACATTTTAAACTCGTCATCTAGTGTAGCAACAAGTGTATTCTGTAAACGTTGGCAATACTGATTAAAACGATATTCTTGAATTAGTGCTGTACCTACACGTCCATCCGATAACGGTGTTGCTGAGTCATCTGGTCCAGTTGGCAAATAACTGCTAGGCACACGTAGTCCACGTGCCATTTTGTTATTAAAATACTTTAAGTCATCAATTTGACCTAGGTTTTCACCGCCTGGTAATGTTTCAACTTTTGATCCACGCCCTTCGGCAGTTTGTGGGAAGAAGTAGTCTTCGTTAATGCTTAATGGATTATAACTTGCATCCATTGCACTAGCACCACCATTCTTTGTAGGAATTCTGCGTTGGTGAATTTCGTTTTTAACACGTTCAACAAAGCTCATAGCCATGTGTGATGGCATATTACCTACATCAATATAGAATACTCTACGTTCCGGAGCACGCTGTACACGATAAATTAGAATAGCATCTTCAAGCAGTTCTTTTTGTTTGAATACTTTGAAAATGTTTTCTAAAATGCTTTGTCCAAATGGCCAAAAGTAATCAAGCCCTTCAGTTAAACTTAAATGAACAACATGTTTAGCATCAATTGCTGATTCGTTCATTGCGGTTTCAAAACGTCCTTGAATACCTGCACCTGCGCCGCCCGGTGTGTTATAATTGTACTGTTGGCCATTGGCACTGGTTGGAATACTAGAAGCAAAGTCGTTTGTAGATTTTTGTGCTACTGTTAAATTCTCAAAGTTAGGATTAATGTCTCTAACAACATATTGCTCTGGACGCTTTCCTTCGGATTCGTTAACAATAACACGTGCTACTTTAGTTGGTTCTACCCAAAATAGTTCAAATGTTTCTGGGTCACGAATAAAGACCTGATCGCCATACTTTAGTGTGTTGCGGAACAGTTTAAAAATACGTTGTTCAAATTGATTTAATTTAGACCACTGTTTTAGCTGTTGTCTAATAATGTTAACTTCATTTTCTGTTGGCTTTTCGTTGAAATTGATTTCAAACGCTGTACCATTTTGTTCGTTTTCTTGTGTGCAGAACTCTGCAATAATATCTAAGCAAGCATTAATTTCCGAGTCCATATCCATTGCTTCGTATTGATTGTAACGTTCGACACGGTTTGGATGTCCTGTGTAAACTTCTGGAAGTACACTTTCATAATTGCGAAAAGCGAAATTTGGTGAATTGTTAGAAGTATTACCACCATTACCTAGTGGACTAAATTTACCAGACGTATCTGCTGCTCGGAAATGCTTTTTATAACTCATAGCACTATTTAGCTATAGTTAGAACGGAACATTTTTTCAGATACTGCTGTATGCTTCTGAATAGCATCAATAACAGCATCTAGTTTAGCAATTTGACGTTCCATCAAATCCATTTGCGGCTTCATGTCTCGGCTATCTTTAATCTCAACCGGTATTGATTTTCCTTCTAAAGGAATAATTGCTTCTGTTCCGTGTAATGTAGTTTGGTAGCCAGACTTTGGACCAGTTGCAATTCCTCCTCTATTATAACCTCCTGGTGCAGTAACAGTAGTTGCGCTATCGGAGCGTTTGATAATATTTTTAATACTATCCATTAGTCCTATATTAACGCCGCCGCCTTCACCACTAAAAATGCCGCCAGCTTCAGAAATTAAATTGCGTATTTCATCTGCTTTAGCTGGACCAACTACGCCGTTATGATAGATACTTCCAAACTCTCCAAGCTCTGTACCTTTAAGTGCTTCTAGTAACGAAGCTGATCCCATTGGTTTACCACTGGCTTTAATTGCTTGATCAATAATTTTACTAACTGGTGTTAGGTACTGATCTTGTGCAGCTTTGGTTTGTGCAGCAGTAATATCTTTTAGTTCATCGAGACGTTGATTAACACCATCAACTCTTTGTTGCAGTCCTTGCCATGCTTCAATTTCTTCGTCACTAGCAAATTCATCCGGTAATGTTGCTCTAATTTCGTCAAGCAATCTATTACGCTCAACATCGAGAGCCTTCATTTCAGCCATTTCTGGGGTTGGTGTTACTGAAATTTCTGTTTCAGGGGCGCCACCATAACCTTCGCCTGCAATAGGTGCACCTTTAGCACGTGCTAATAGCTCAGTGGCTTCTTTTGCAGCGGTTGCTATACCACCTATAACATCACGTATTGTAGTAAAATCAAGCGTAATAGCATCAAGTGTTGATGCAGCATCGCTTAACTTTCTGCTAGCATCAATCATTAACTCAAGTGATTCACTAGAACCTTTAACTTGTTGCCCTTGCGTTTCAGCATTACGTTTAGCAGCTTCTTCAATATCGCCCATAGTAAACGATGCTGCTTTTGTTAAACCTAGCAAGTTTTGATATGGTCCTTGATCGCCCATTGCGGCACCAAAGGTTTGCACTTGTGGTATTACTTCATTAATCCCACCTTGAATATTTTTAAATCCAGATACAGCGTCCATCGATCCTGATGTTACTGCATCAACTGCATTCTTCAAGGCGTAATTTGACGAAATATTGCCTTTAATTGCTTCTTGACTAGAAATAAAACCGCCAACTTGATCTTGGAATGCTTTTTGCATTTCTGGACTTGCAGCAGCTAAAATGTTGTTTAATTTGTATAATTCATCTGCTTGTTTAGTTTGTCCTGCTGCTTGTAGTTGTTGGATTTTTGCTAAAAACCGTGTATTTCTGTTAGCATCTTCCATTGCTTTCATTTGCTGCTTACGGCTCATACCTGTAAGTTTAGCAAGTTCATCAAGTTCTTTACCGTACTGTTGTGTGCCTAACGTTAACTGTGCTTGATCCATTTGCTGACGCTGTCCCATTTGACGTTGCAGATCTGCGTAAAAGATCATAGTATCGCCAATTTCTTCGGTGCTATATCCTAATCTACGCAATTGTTGATCAAGACCGCCGCGCATTGTATTCATTGCTTTGGTAATTTCACTTGCACCAGCATCAGCGGAGCCATATAACCCAGCTAATGCTTGTGAGTTTTGCGCAACCATTTGCTCAAATTGCTTTAAAGTTAGACCGCCGGTTGTAAATGATTTCGATAGTCCTTCGATACCTTCTGCACCAACAGCACCTAGTTCACTTAAACGACGAAATGAATCAAATGCCGCTTCGTTGCGTTCCATTGCATATGCCGTGCCATCAGCTATTAGTGCAGTAAATTTCCCTACTGCCTTACCAGCAGGCCCTAAACCAGCAGATAGATTTTGTAAATATTTTCCAGTTGCATTAACCATACCGGACATTGTAGATAATGAAGTATTACCTCTGCCAAGTTGCCCAGCAAAACTCAGCATTGAACTTCCAACATTTAGGAATGCTTGTTTAGTAGCTTGTGCTTGTTTTGCTAGATCTTCCTGAGATTGTGCAGCTTTTCGTCCTGCTCCTGCAAGGACTTTTAACGCATCGGCAGGTATATCTGCACCTTGACGCATAGCTTCTAATGCTCGTTGCATTGCATGAGCTAGATGTTCTATATCATCAGGATTAATTTCTTCAGCCATATTTTTCAACCATAAGTAATGTGTACGTATATTTATAGTATAAAAATCTATGGAAAATAACCCTTTAAGTGCGTATTTTAGACGCCCATCAATTTATATCAAATTACCTAGTGGCGGAAACTATTACCCACCAGGCACAATTGATAAAACTGCAAATGGAGAATATCCAGTATTCCCAATGACTGCTGTTGATGAAATTTCATACAGAACTCCAGATGCATTGTTCAACGGTCAAGCCGCAGTTGATGTAATTCAAAGTTGTGTACCAAATATTAAAAATGCATGGGCGGTTCCAAGTTTAGATTTAGACGCAATTCTAGTTGCTATTAGAATTGCTAGCTACGGTCACTCTATGGATATCGACACAACTTGTCCTAGCTGTTCAGAAGAATCAACTTATAGTTTAGATCTTCGAACTGTTATGGAAAATCTAAAAACCCCTAAGTTTAACGAACCGTTGTTAGTAGGCGATTTAGAAATTCATTTTAAACCATTAAGCTATAAACAAGTCACCGATAATAATATTTTACAATTTGAAGAACAAAAATTAATGACGGTTATCCAAGATGCGGAAATGGACGAAAAACAAAAACTTGCTGCAATCAGCGAAGCGTTTAAAAAGGTAAGTGAGCTAACTCTTAAAGCAGTACGTCAAGGAGTATTCTTTATTAAAACTCCCGAGTTAGAAGTTTCTGAACCTCAATATATTGATGAATTCTTAAAAAACTGCGAGCGCACTATTTTTGATCGTATCAAAGAACGTATTATTGGTTTAAAAGCAGAAAGCGAACTTAAACCACTAAACATTAAGTGTTCTAGTTGCGGATTTGAATACAAACAACCATTTACTCTAGACATGACAAATTTTTTCGGATAAGGCTGTTAACCTTAGATTCTGACCAAATTTCCAAGTTAGTTGACAACATGGAAAACGAAACTCGACAAATTAAAGATGAAGCACTACGCATTAGTTGGAGCATGCGAGGCGGGTTAAGTTATGAACATGCACTCTTATTAAGTTATCATGAAAGAGAAAGTATCGGTAAATTATTAAAAGATAATTTAGAAACAACTAAGAAAACAGGATTACCATATTTCTAATGGACTTAAAACTAGCCCGTGAATCAGTTGAAAACTGGTTAGAAACATTTATTGAAGTACCGCACCCAGCATTAAATGGGTTTCCTCCGTGCCCGTATGCACGTCAAGCAAGACTTAAAAATCAAGTTGATTATCGGTTAGGTGGCGATCCATATTTAGACTTATTATTGTTAAGCAAAAAAGGTATGGAAAATTGGGAAGTTGTTGTTTACATTTACGACCCTGAACTCTGGGGAGCCGACGAATTTAACGAACATATTGACGCAGCAAACTCTGGCCCGATGAAATCAGCAGGATTGGTTAGTTTAAGCGATCATCCTGATCATGTAGAATCGCAAAAAGGAGTTTGTTTTAACCATGGAACTTACGCATTAAGTATTGCAGCATTGACTAAAAACTTAGATGACGCCAGTGCTCAACTGAATAAAAAAGGATATTATGAAGGTTGGGATCCAGAGTACTTAGACGATTTATTCTTATATAGAGAGGATCCACGCAAATGATGTACGCTAGAATATGTCTAGCAAATACAAATTATTCAATGCTGGACAATTTTAAATTTATTCAAGACCCAGATCCTGTAGAACTCGAACACATATATAATGTTTATTGTAAGCATAAAGGATTTCGCTCAGTTATGCCTATATTTCCCGAAGAATATACATCTTTAGGTGGAGAAGTTCTTGGTTACTACGATAAAGATCAGTTGGTTGCGTTTAGTTTAATGCGAGTGTATAATAACAAGAACGTAGAAGCTGTACAATTTGCGTGGAACTATGCTAACCCTAAATTACATTTAGGTATTAACAGTTTGCGCAGCGAATGTGCGTTTTACAAAAGTAGAGGTTTTGA